TACTACCTTTACTTTACCAACAGCTGATGGTACAAGCGGACAAGCTATAACAACCAATGGATCGGGTACATTGACGTTTGCCGATGCAGGAATTTCAACAGGAAAAGCTATTGCAATGGCAATAGTTTTCGGATAATATATAACAGGAAATTAAAATATGGCAAATCCAAATATAGTAAACGTCACATCGATTTTAGGTAAAACGGTTCAAGCTGCTTTGGACACTACACTTACAACAGAAATACTTTTATGTCCTTCAGATAAAGTATTAAAAATTAACACAATATTAATTGCAAACATTGACGGCACGAACGCTGCAGATGTTTCTACATTCATTACTAAATCTGGTGGATCACCAATTGCAATTGCAAACACTATTTCAGTGCCTGCAGATGCTACTCTTGCTCTTATAGATAAAAATTCATCATTCTATTTAGAAGAAGGTGATAACATCGAAGCTGGCGCAAGTGCAAACGGCGATTTAACTATTACCATTTCTTACGAAGAAATAGACGACGCATAAGGGGGGACTATAAGCTATGTCTAATGGCGGAATTATAGGACCTTCAATAACAATTGTAAAATCAACAGGTGGAAATACTGTTTCCAAATTTACAAGCCCTGGAACTTTTAATCCAGGAGGATCTGGTACTAAATTATTAGACGTTTTAATCGTTGCTGGAGGCGGCGGAGGTGGTGCAACTAAAGGTGCGCCTAATAATAATGCTTCTGGAGGAGGAGGTGGTGGTGGCGTTTTATTTATACAAAATTTACCTAACATAAACCCTGCACCTCAAAGTGTAACTATTGGAGCAGGTGGAGCAGGAAACGGATCTCCAACTCCAACAAGTGCATACGTATCAAGTGGTGGACCTGGATCTGCTGGAAGTAATTCTGTTTTTGGAAGTTACACAGCTAATGGTGGTGGATATGGAGGTGCAAGTCCAGATGCTTCTCCATCACCTGTTCAAAATGGGGGACCTGGAGGAAATGGCGGCGGTGGCCAAGGAAATGGTGGTCCTACTGCAGGAGCTGGTGGAGCTAGTAGTCAATCTGATGCATCAGGATTTCCTGGTTCTGCTTTAGCAAATGCTGGTGGAAATGGTGGAGCTGAACCTATTGGCAGAGGTGGTGGCGGAGGTGGCGGCGCAGGTGCCGTTGGAACTGACGCTTCAAGTCCAGGTATAGGTGGAGATGGTGGTGTCGGTGTTGATAAAAGTCCATTCTTTCCTGGAACACCTTTCGGCGATAGTGGTTTTGTAGGCGGTGGTGGTGGCGGTGGTAGATACCTACCTGGCACTGCTCCTGCACCACAACCTTCTGGCGGAAATGGTGGTGGAGGAAATGGTGCTTACAACACAGGTGGTCAGCCTGGAGTTTCAGCTATTTTATCTACTGCTGGTGGTGCGAACACTGGCGGTGGTGGTGGCGGCGGAGCACAACAGGGTTCGCCTCCTGCTAGTAATACTGGTGTTAATGGAACATTTGGTTCAGCTGGTGGATCTGGTGTAGTAATGGTAACTCAAGTAAATAGAGTTGTAGCTTCAGGTGTGTGGACAATGAACGACGTTTACAATGAAGTTAAAGCAGGAAATTGGAGTAATTCATTCTAATGGCACATTTTGCAGAAATAAGAACTGATACTAATAAAGTTTTAAGAATAATTGTTATCTCAGATTCTCAGTGTTCTGAAAACGGTGGAGAGAACACCACTGAACTAGAACAATGGGTAAAGAATAATCACGCAAATGATCCTGTTATTGAACAAGAGCTTGGAACATATCCTGAAACTATTTGGAAACAAACATCTTATAATACACATTTAAATCAACACGTAAATGGCGGAACACCTTTAAGAGGAAACTATGCTGGTGTAGGATATAATTATGATTCAGAGAATGATATTTTTTATCCTGATAAACCATTTAATTCTTGGACATTGAATACATCAATTGCTGATTGGCAAGCACCTGTAACTTATCCTTCTGTAGAAACTTATGGCGATGGAGTTCCATATAATATACAATGGGATGAAAATAATTTAAGATGGTTGGGTTATACAAGTGATGAACAAGAGTTTGCTTGGGATCCAGAAATAACAAGTTGGGTAGCAACAGGAAATTAATTATGGCACATTTTGCAGAATTAGATGAAAATAATAAAGTTTTAGATGTCTTAGTTTTTTCAAATGAAGACGTAGATGCTCACGGTGGAGATTTATCCACTGAAGCAGAACAATGGGTACAAGATACTACACCTCATTCAACAGGTGGTGTTGGTTGGAAACAAACTTCTTACAATAACAGTTTTAGAAAACAATATGCTGGTGAAGGTATGGTATATAATTCTAGTTTAGATATGTTTGTTGGAGCTGAACCTAATGGGCCAGGTTGGACATTAGATTCTAATGGTGATTGGCAACCAGGATCTACTTTTCCAACTGAGACAACTTATGAAATTAGTGGAACTACGATGCCCATACAGATATATTGGGATGAAAATTCTTCTACTTGGAAGGGTGTAAAGAAAAAATTAAATGATACTATTCTAACTTGGAATAGTGCAACAAATGTTTGGGAATAATAAATTATGGGTAGATTAATAGGAGCAAATCCAACAATAACTAGAGTAAATAGTTCTACTACAAAAGTAACTAGTACCAATCCAGCTTTCCCAGTAAGTCCTTCTTACTTAACTGCAACTGTAATGGTTGTAGCTGGAGGTGGAGGCGGTGGAATGGGTCACGCTGGAGGTGCTGGAGGCGGCGGTGCTCGTCTTATAGAAAATTTTGATGTAACACCTTTTCACGGAACAACACCTATCACTGTTGGTGGCGGTGGAGCTGGTGCGCCTACAGCAGGTGGACCACCTAATGAAATTACTTTCAGTGGAATAAAAGGCTCTAATTCATCTGCTTTTGGATACTCTGCTACAGGAGGTGGTCGAGGTAGATATAGTGATGATGGTGGAGTTGGCGGAGCTGGGGGTGGAGGAAACCCTGGAGGACCTGGTGGAGCTACTGGTAATGAAGGTGGATATTCACCACCTGAAGGAGCTAACGGTGGACCTGACCAAAGAACGTGGGGTAACGCTGGCGGTGGCGGTGGCGGTGAAAATGGTGTAGTTGGAAGTGGTCCAAGTGGTACTGATAGTATTGGTAGTGTTGTTGGAGGAAACGGTGGTGATGGAACTAATTATGGACCCTATTTTCCTGGTATAACTTTTGGCCCTGGTGGTAATGGATATGTTGCTGGTGGAGGCGGTGGATCGGGTCACCAATCTCCAGCAGGTAATCAAGGTACAGGAGGAAACGGTGGAGGTGGACCTGCTGGCCCAGGAGCAAATGGACAAAATGGAGAAACCAATACTGGCGGAGGTGCTGGATCAGGTAATACTAGTCCAGGAAGCGGTGGCTCTGGTGGATCTGGTTTAGATGCTGTAAGATTAAATCCTGTGTTTACAGCTAGTAGTATTTGGAGTTTAAAACAAGTTTTTCAAGAAATAAAAGACAATAATTGGGGAGTACCAAGTTAGACATTTTTAAATGAAAGATATAATAATTGTCGGTGGCGGCTCTGCTGGCTGGATGACAGCTGCTACACTGATAAAATTTTTTCCTAACAAAACTATTACATTAATTGAATCACCAAATATTCCAACTGTTGGTGTAGGTGAAAGTACAATTGGTGGAATAAGAGATTGGATTCAATTATTAGAAATAAATGAAGATGATTTTATGAAAGAAACAGATGCTAGTTATAAATTAAGTATTAAGTTTACAGACTTTTATAAAAAAGGTGAAAGCTTTCATTATCCTTTTGGAGAACCAGAGATAGAACATTTAAATGACTGGTGGTTTAAAAAATTTGTATCACCTGATTTATCTCATGAAGACTATGCAGAATGTTATTATCCTCAAATGCAACTTATAAAAACAAATAAATTTAGTAAACAATACGAATACGCTTATCATTTTGATGCAACTAAATTTGGTTTGTGGTTAAAAAATAATTATTGCATACCTAAAGGAGTTAAACACCTACAAGAAGATATTAAAACCATAGAACAAAACGAAGATGGAATAACATCCTTGAACAATAAATATAAAGCAGATTTATATGTAGATTGCACGGGCTTTAAATCTATGTTGTTAGGAGAAACATTAAAAGAGCCTTTTGAATCTTTTGAAGATATGCTTCCAAACAATTCAGCGTGGGCAACTAAAATTAATTACACAGATAAAGAAAAAGAATTAGTGCCATACACAAACTGCACAGCTTATAACAACGGTTGGATTTGGAATATACCACTTAGAAATAGAATAGGCACAGGTTACGTGTATTCAGATAAATTTGTATCTGATGAAGAAGCATTAAAAGAATTTAAACAATACTTAAATAAAGAAGACTTAGAGTTTAAGAATATAAAAATGAGGGTAGGTATACATAAAAGACTTTGGGTTAAAAATGTATGTGCAATAGGTCTAGCTGCAGGATTTATAGAACCTTTAGAAAGTAATGGATTATTCACTGTTCACGAATTTTTAATAAAGCTAGTTAGAAATATGCAAAGAGATGAGGTATCACAGTGGGACAAGGATAACTTCACTTATCAATGTAAAATTTTGTTCACTGGTTTTTCAGAGTTTGTAGCTCTTCATTATGCTTTATCTCATAGACAAGATACAAAATATTGGAAAAATAACTTTAATAAAACATGGTCAAATAATTTAATAAATTTAAAACCTGTAATGCAAGATGGATTTTTAGCTAATGCAATTAGAAGAAATCAACAGTACCAATATGATGTTCAAGGAGGTTATCATTGCATTGCAGCAGGAATGCATTACGGACCAACAGACATTGTATCTGTTTTAAAAAATAATAAAATTAAAGATATTAATTACTGGATTAATCAATGGAAAAGTGTATCTATAATGTTAGAAAATAAAAAAGATTTATGGAAAAAAGAGGCTTTACAAAATAAAAAAATAATAGATATATTAAAATAATATAAAGATATGAATCTTAAATACAGTTATTGGTTTTTTAAATCTGCATTACCTAGTCATTTTTGTGATAAACTAATTAAATACGGTAATTCTAAACAAGAGCACATTGGACTTACGGGTGGAATAAAATTAGAAGATAAAGAAAATTTAAAAGAACAAGAATTAAATGATTTAAAACAAAAACGTGATTCTAATATTGTTTGGTTAAATGAACAATGGTTATTTAAATATATTCATTATTATGTTCACGTAGCTAATAGAAATTCTGGTTGGAATTTTGAATGGGATTTTTCAGAAAACGCTCAATTTACTAAATATAAATTAAATCAATTTTATGATTGGCATTGTGATAGTTGGCAAGAACCCTATAGTGGTGAAAAAGATGGACCTTTAAGAGGTAAAATTAGAAAACTATCTATAACTTGTTCTTTATCTGATCCTAAAGATTATAAAGGCGGTGAATTTGAATTTAAACTTCAAAACGAAAAAAATGGAAACACTGTTAATAAAATATGTCATGAAATAGTTCCTAGAGGATCTATTGTTGTATTTCCTTCTTTTATTTATCATAGAGTAAAACCAGTGACTGAAGGAAATAGATATTCATTAGTAATGTGGAATTGCGGAAAACCTTGGAAATGAATATTTATTTTTTAACAGGAATGCCTAGAGCAGGAAATACTTTATTTGGTTCATTAATGAATCAAAATCCAAATGTTAAAGTAAGTCCTAATAGTATTAGTTGTTTATTAATGAAAAATATATTAACTATTAAAAACGAACAACAATATCAAAATTTTCCAGATCATACAGCAGTGGATAATGTAATTAATAATTTTTTTAAAAATTATTATGAACATTATAATTGTAAAAATATATTAGATAGAGCACCTTGGGGTTATCCTGAACATTATAATATAATAAAACAGGTTATTAAAAATAGAAAATATGTTATTTTATATAGACCTTTTTTAGAAGTATTAGCTTCTTTTGCTGCAAAAGATAAACCAACAGATTTTGAAACTTATTGTAACAGGATAATTCAAGGATCATATTCTTCTGTTATCTTAGATAGTTTGATATCTATTGAAAATATAATAAAAGAAAAAGAAAATTATGTTTTAGTTCACTATAAAGATTTAATAAAGGAACCAAATATTCAATTAAAAAAAGTTTGTGATTTTTTAAATATAGAATTTATAGAACCTGATTATAATAATATTAAACAGTTTAACATTAATGGAATAGAATACGATGATTCTAAGTTACCAAGTGATTATCACAAAATTAAAACTAATGGAATTGAAAAAAGTAAAACTGTAGTAGAAGAAATACTACCAAAAAATATAATAGAAAAATATAAAAATTTTGATATAAATTTTAACTGAAAGGAAAACAAATGTCATTTGAAAAGAAAAAATATATAGTAATTAAATCAGCTATATCAAAAGAATTAGCTGATTTTGCGTATCAATATTTTTTATTAAAAAGAAAAGTTGCAAGAAGTTTATTTGATAATAATTGGATTCCACCTTTTGAAACTATGTTTGGCGTTTGGAATGATCAACAAGTTCCTGAAACTTATTCTCATTATGCGGATATACTAATGGAAACATTATTAGAAAAAGTGAAACCTATAATGGAAGAAAATACAGGCTTAAAATTATTACCAACATATGCTTATGCAAGAATATATAAAAAAAATGATATTTTAAAAAGACATAAAGATAGAATGTCCTGTGAGATATCTACCACGATGAATTTAGGTGGAGACCCTTGGCCAATATATTTAGAGCCAGATGAAACAAAAGGAAAAGAAGTAGAGGGTAAATATATTTCTGAAAACACACCAGGTATAAAAGTAGATTTAGAACCTGGAGATATGTTAGTTTATTCAGGTTGTATATTAGAACATTGGAGAGAAAAATTTGAGGGAGATAATTGTGCTCAAGTGTTTTTACATTATAATAATATAGCAACTAAAGGTGAAACTAATAAATATGATGGTAGACCACACTTAGGTTTACCTAGTGATTTCAAATAGTAGTATAAGTTTAATAAGTTTGATAAAAGACCGCATTTAGGACTTCCCGCCGGGTTTAAAAAGTGATATAGTTTCCCCACGCTAGGGTAGATTTTCACCACACCTCAAATCTAT